TACAGATGGGGGTGGGGGCGTAGGAACGTCCGGTAGGTCAATAGCCGTAGACATTACCTCAACCTTCTTTTCTAGCGCGACGGGCTTCGCCACATGCCAATGCGCCTGTGGTATAACCGCATCAAGTGGGATCACCTCAGGCATAGGCGGGTCGGGTAGTTCAACTATCGGAGTAGCTATGGGCACATCCGGTAAATCAATGGCTGTAGACGTTCCCTCAGGCTTCTCGTCAGACATATAAGTCTCCTCCTTCTGATGTGCGCTGTAAACCCCTTGTAATGAGCCCTGCATGTACACAGGTGGTACACTACCACCCACAATCTTGTGGGGTCTGCTCGCCATGAGCTGGCCCCACAAAGGATTTATGGCTACCAAGACGAAGACGAGTGCAACCAGTCAAACACCTGCAATACCTATCAACTAAGTAGCTTCAGAGATACTGGAATAGGTGAGGGAGAGGACGAAAAAAGAACACTGTAACCGGAAAAAACACATGTCTTTGAAGGGTGTTAGAACACCTTGTGACCGGAGGGGCACAGTGCTCATCTTGTGGCACTGTGCCCCTCTCAACTTAGGCAGCAACGGACCAGACCGGCTTCTTTAGAAGCTCTGTGCTGAGGATGGTTTGCACCAACGTGACACGAGGCGTAACCGCCCTGACCGTGGCCTGACCGACCGGAGTCGAAGACACCAGTGCTCGGATGGTCCTGGGGATCGCGTACACGTCAGAGAAGGTGTTGTTGTCGATCTGGAAGCAGGGGATGCCAAGGGCCGCAGCGGTTGCCCGCACGACCTTCCACTGGTCCGAACCTACCTTAATCAAACCGAACGCCATCGGGTTGAGACCCGACTGCTGGACAGCGTGGGCGAAGTCCCCATGCTGCTCCTCATCACCTGCGAAGATGAAGAGAACGTCCTCATCCGGGTTGGGCTTGAAGCCTTGAAGGGCTCGAACACCCGCACCGTAGTCCGTCCCACCGCTGGCCAAGACACCCTTGAAGGCGTTGTCCACACCAGCCGCAGAAGCGTGCTTGATCTCGATCACACGGCCCTGTGTGTTGAACACGGAGACGTGGATTCGATCCAGAGGGATCGAGGGTAGGAATTTGGGTAGGTACTCCTTGACGAGCTGGATAGCCACACTCATCGAAGACGAGATGTCCACCATGAAGTAGACGCGAAGGTTCTTCGTGACTTCCTCCACCGCCTTCTTCAAAGCGTTGTCGGAAGCCTCTTCGAGCTTCTCTCGGTTGGCCGTGACCTTCAAGCGACTGGCAATGTTTGACCCTCGCATGTCATCAGCTTCCTTGACCGCCTTTTCCCAACGCTGGCGGATGTCAGGTACCTGCAAGAGCCCCAGGTCCTCCAATGTCGGGCTGTAGATCAGCAAGTCCTTCTGAGAGAAGGACCCTGCCTCGATCGAGGCAGCCACTACAGCTCGCGTAAGACCGATCTCCTTGGGGAGGAGACCGACCACACGCTTGAAGTCCGGCTTGGTGAGCATGATGCGTTCACACACCTGCTTCTCCGTGAGCCCCTGCCACGTCTCCGCCTCTACGACGGCCTTGCCGATGGAGATGGTCCGACGACCATCATCCGCCTGATCTTGCTTCCATCGAAGGGTGTCGAAGAAGGTGGGTGACTCTGGCTTGTAGCCGACCCTTCGTGCCAGGTCCATGACCGTGGTTCGGAAGCCAGCCTTGACCAGACCCTCAAGCAACTTGGGGTTCTGCTCTCGGTGACGCAGCCACTTCTCCACAGCACGGTCCCAGCGCCCCAGGAAGGGGTGTCGAGCCGACTTGCCGAAGCCTAGCTCACGGTTGATCGCCGCGACGCCAGGGAGCTTCAGGAGGTCATGCATACGAAGTAGGAGCTTCGGGTTGAGGTCTACATCCTTTTTGAGGATGAGTACCATGGCCTCACCCACGTCTCGGAAGTCGTCGTCCTGGAAGAGGACCTTGCCCGCTTCGATGACCGGGTCGCCCTTACGACTCTGGACCAACATGAAGGCGGACAGGACCATCTTCAGGTCCCGGTGCTCCTGGCCGAAGGCGTAGGACGCCCAACGAGCTGCGAACTCGTTATCGAGCTGCCAAACATCAGCCACCTGCTTGTACACCCAAGTCGCAACCTCAGGGTAGAGACCCGGCTTGCGGTACTCGCCGACGATCCGGTTGCCTTCCTTGACCTGACCGTTGTCGCTCAGAACGCCGACCCTGGTCCGAGTCGTCTTACGCCCCACCTTGGTAAGGCTGTACACGACCTTCACACCCTCTTCGACCTTGTGGGTCACGGGGACCCACTTGACCCCCGCAACCGCAGTTGCATCCTTGGTCACAAGGCCCGGACGACCATGGTACAAGTGGTCAGTATATGCAAGAACCGTCTGGATGATCCGCTCTGCGGGCCCCAGGTTTTCAATCGTGGTTGCCATCTTCATCTTCTCCCCGAGCACTTGGTGGCCAGTTATGGCCGAGTTGTGCTCGTCTACCGCGTACACCGATTGCACGCGGAAATTGTGCAGAAGAGAGGAATTGAACCTCCACGATCTTTCGACCACCAGATCCTTAGTCTGGCGCGGCTGCCATTACGCCACTTCTGCGTTAAAGTTTGTTGACAAAGTCGTCGGCCTTCTTCAGGAAGGACTTGAGCGTAGTTCTCACTTCGCCCACGGTGGTGTCGACCGCCTTGTTGACGCGCTCCTCGAAGATTTGCTTGCCGATGGCCGCTGGGTTCAGCGCCTGAAGCACCTCTCCAGGAACCACCACCTCACACCATTCTTCAGCCTTGAACTTCCAGCGAAGTTTGGCAGGCCCTTTCCAATCAGGGGCCACAACGATAGCGCCTACGCCAAAACCAACGACATCGAATGAATAGGTGTTCATGTGCTTCCTCTCTTGAGAGGATCACGTTACACCGAAATGGTCGGGGCGACCGGATTCGAACCAGCAACCTCAAGCTCCCAAAGCTTGCGCACTACCAGATTGTGCTACACCCCGTAAACTTGTCTACCTAGCTTTTCGCTATCAGTATATCATTTCGATAGCGAGCTGGAAATCAAAGGGGATCCGCCACTTTTTCCACGTGGGGAAATCACCCTCATCGATACCGTAGTCCCGCTCAAGGCGAGTAGAGACGGCATCGACACTCATCTCAACCTGGTCTTCCAAGGCCTTCAAGCCACTGCTGGTGAACCGTTGGAAGTCGTTGTCGTAGGCGATGACACGTTGGTTGGACTTTGAGTAGACATCGTCCCAAGACACCGGCACGTCTTCACTAGTGCCGATGAGTGCCATGAACTTGCCCGACTCTTTCCGATGGTCTCCGAAAGCCTTGACGAACTTGGAGACATCGGCATAGAGGGCAGAGATGCCCTCCACCGTGGGCTCATCCCGAACATGAGCCAACTTCTTCTTGAGGGACCCAAACTTACTCGCGAGACGAAGAGCCGTGGAAGCAAGACCTTGAGCCATCTTCGCAGCCTTACCCATATCCCCGTTCTTGGGGCCAGACACGGCATCGTCATGGATCACGTCAATGGCGTATGCAAAGTCATCGGTGAGGAAGTCCTTGAGATCGGCTTTCCAAGCCGCATCGATCATGGACAGGTCACTCAATGCTCGTGACACAACCTTGGTAGCCTTCTCCAACTCCATCTCCACAAACCTGATGTCCGACTGCTTTCGGATCTCAGCTTTGCGACGCTTAATCTCTTCAGGATCTTCCTCAGGGGAGGTGGGCTTTGAAGGGCCCTTGGCTCTCGCCTTGCCCTCCAAGATGTCCTTGGCGACGTTGACCTCAACCATCTTCTCAGGGTCCCCGCCACGGTCAGGGTGGTTCGCGAGAGCCTTGGCCCGATACGCCTTGATGACCTCTTCCTTTGAAGGGGTCTCACTAGGCTTGAAGCCTAGAGTCCTCTTGGCATCATCCATAGACATGGCGAGGAGAACACGGGCATAACGGTTGACGTACCCGACTCGACTCTCTACGGTATACCCGACTCGATTGGCTATTTTGAGGATGAGAGGATCCACGATTACCCCTAGGTGTTCAAGGTACACCCTCGATAGAAGGAATCATGATTTGAAACTGGTCGAGGTGGTGAGGATCGAACTCACGACTTCACGGTCCCGAACCGTGCGCGCTACCACTGCGCTACACCTCGAAAATTGGTCGGAGCGACAGGGATCGAACCTGCGACCTCATGTCCCCCAGACATGCGTCCTACCACTGGACTACGCTCCGAAAGGGGCCTCAACCGAAGTTGTGACCCCAAACCTATTGCTCCGAGGATGAGACCTTGAAGCGTTTCTCCTGCATGGTCAGGTTGCGTTTGTTCCGGCACCCGCCTTGACGGTCCCGGCTCGCGCACATCCAACAGCAGCCCTTGTACCTCTTGGGTTTACGGTTCTTGTAGTGCATGGTCCTCCACCAGCCGGCGCTACCGGCCCGCTAGTGATCTGGACTCGCTCTCTACTGCCCATGCTAACTCCAATGAACAAGAACAAAATGGTGGACGACCTGGGACTTGAACCCAGCACGTAATGCTTATCAGGCCTCACGGGGCAACCCGCCCTCCGTCGTCCAAAACTTGGTAGGTCGTGCCAGGATTGAACTGGCGTCCACGCCTTATGAAAGCGGTGCTCTACCTTTGAGCTAACGACCCAAAATTGGTGGGGTGTCTCGGAGTCGAACCGAGTTCTCATGCTCTTCAGGCACGCGCTGAATAACCGTACTAGCTCACACCCCAAAATTGGTAGCGGCCCCAAGAGACGATCTTGGCTGTCCTGGCTTATGAGGCCTGGCCGGCGTCCCCGCCTGCACCGCAAAACTTATGGCCACCTGACAGTGCAGCCCTTGAAGATGCCGCAACACATGGTGCCCTTCACAACTACGTCCTTCACTTCTGCGGACTCGGAGAGTTGGGCGCTATGAGCTGTGAAAGCCTCCACCCAGACATCGCCATAACCACACTCGAAGAAGTCGTACCCTTGTTTGGTCGGGTTCGTCAGCCCTGACGATTGCATTGCCGTTCGGAAGCGAGCCTTATCCGGACTGCACCCGCCAGATGCTGCAACTATACAGTAGACGACCAAAAACACAGCGTAAACGACCGATAAAAACGAAGACGAGTCACTTGGCATAGGTCTAACTACACCAGAAATTGGCGTACCCGGCAGGACTCGAACCTGCATAAAACGCTTTCGTAGAGCGTTGCCTGGTCCATTAGACTACGGGTACAAAAATTCGTTTGTAGGTGCGCTCGCGATGGCAGTTTGCGCACACCACTTCACATTTAACTATCTCCGCTAGGAGCACTTCCATGGTCCGTTGTTTACGGATCATTGTTGTAATATCTGACACTTTAGTGCCTTTGACATGGTCGAAGTCCATAACGTAGGTAGGGTAACTAACTGAACAATCAGCACAAGGTTGTGATTTATACTCACGTATCACACGGTACATCTCCGCCTTGCTCTTCTTTCGGTGCTTGTTGGCCTTGTTCAGGTAGTACGTCTTGTTAGCATCGTAATGGGTCTTGACATACTGCCGATGGCACTCCTTGCAGGCCGCGTGCAGTACACCAGATTTGGATTTCCTATGGTACTCCGTATCCGGTTTACCCTGCTGACATCTAGTGCACACCTTCATGGCTACGAAGGTCTACAAAAGGATTCGTAGCTACCGGGTACAAAAAGCGCCTTCGGAGGGATTTGAACCCCCAAGCCTTCTGGTTCGAAGCCAGTTGCTCAATCCGTTGAGCTACGAAGGCAAAATTGGTGGAGGTGAGGAGAGTTGAACTCCAATGAAACTGCATGCAAAGCAGCACCCAAGCCCGCTTGACACCCCCGTAATTGGTACCTCTAGTGGGATTCGAACCCACTTCCCCGGCTTGAAAGGCCGAAAATCCTACCTATAGACGATAGAGGCATGGAAGCCCGCAACGGTTGCGGGCTTCGTAAATTGGGAGCGGGAGCTGGATTCGAACCAACGTCTTAAGGTTATGAGCCTTACGGGGTACCTGGCTCCCCCATCCCGCGATAAATTGGTGTCCCCACAGGAAGTCGAATCCTGGTTCCCTCGCTGAGAACGAAGTGTCCTGGGCCTCTAGACGATGGGGACGAAACTCTGCTATGGGCATGCCATGAGCGTGACTAGCTACGGCATGATCGAGATGTGTCGGGGTTCAGCACTTTGGATCCCCGCTGCCAAGCCGTATTTCTACGGGGACGTAAACACCATCTCCCTGCTCGCCCACCCTTGGGGGGAGTGGACACCCGAGGACGACTTACCGGCCCCCGTAGTGGAGCCCAGAGGGCTACCAGAGAACATGTCCATCGAGGTTCGATATCTGACCCACTGGACCCTAGAAGGGGAGCCTGGAGACCGGATATGCACCCCTGAAGAGTCAAAAGGGATGGTTGAGAGCGGCGGGCTCTTCTTCGACCCCACCGAATGGCGATGCACGACCTGGCTCACAATGGTACAGGTCGCTATAGCGTGCGACCTGTACCCAAAGACCAGAAAGAGCCTGACTCTCCGATCCCCAGAGCTGGAAGCGTGTCTCGCCGTAATGTGTGCCCACAGCCAACGCCAAGAGACAACCACCAGACTCGTTCTCTGGTTCAGGTAAGTTGGAGCCCACGGTCGGAATCGAACCGACAACCTGTTGTTTACGAAACAACTGCTCAACCTTTGAGCTACGCAGGCAAAATGGCTCCAGGGGTTGGGATCGAACCAACGACATTTCGGTTAACAGCCGAACGCTTCTGCCACTGAGCTACCCTGGAATAGAGACGCTCAAGGCGTCCCGTAAATTAAAATGTGGTGAGGAGCCCAGGGGCGGGTATCAAGCACCCACGTCCTGAAGGTTCGAAGCTCTGAGACATGGGTACGACACCACAACCCTTGAGCCCCTCACACACGGGGAAGTGATAAGTCCTTCCCCAATTCTCTTGCCTCAGACTAGAAGCTGTGTCACCCGCAAAACCGACCGCTGGAGCCCCCAGTATAATCGGGGTCGTTCACGCTTCGGCTGCTTCAATGACCCTGGCACACAAGGTACCAAGGACATCGGTAAGCACGCTCTAACCTGTCAGATTTTCAACGTGGGTACCCGAAGGAACCCGCAGTGTGTAGAGGATACGCAACAGTTGGACCCGGAGGTCTTATGCACGAAGCACCCGTTGGGTACCCATCTACACACGAACTTGGTGGGCTTGGGGGAAATCGAATCCCCAACCGTTCACTTAAGAGGCGAATGCTCTACCAATTGAGCTACAAGCCCAGAATCAACTGCCTAACCACACATCTTTTCCTTACTGCTTGCACGGTCACACCCAACATCCTAGCTATCGAGCTGTACCCATTACCGTCAACTAATCTTTGCAGCTCCTCGTCCGACGGCCAAGATGCCTTCTCAGAGGCCTTGTACCAGCAGATTCGACTACAATATCTCTGACTCGACCTGGCAGTCAGTGAGAACTTCTCTCCACAACACAAGTATGTACATCATTGGTGGGATCAGGGGAAGTCGAATCCCCAACCGTCAAGTTAAAAGCTTGCTGCACTACCTATTGTGCTATGATCCCTTCCTGCATTGAGCGTTGTTGGTGCGGGTTGATGGAATCGAACCACTCAGCCGAAGCCCCCCGTTTACAGCGGAAGAACTCTCCCAGGAGTAGGTCAACCCGCATAGGGTTTGAGTCGCTTCGAGCGTCGATAGCGATCCCGAACTCCCGTCATGGCCGTGGTCATCATGGCAACTTCTCCTGACAAAGACGCAAGTGTACCTGCGCCGAAAACATTTCGGACGAGCGAGCCCCAGCCCAAACTGTGGGTTACAGTGCAGCTAGAACTTGGATTGTGAACTGAAACGAGAAAAGCCGCCGAGGGTTTCCCCAGGGCGGCTTAGAAAGCGAACCTTCGATGGTCCGATCCTACTCCGCCCTTTTCTCCCCCTCTGGCTTGGCATGGCGATACGAGGGGGCTGACCAGGGATTGCGGGTATCAATTTTCACCGCAAAGAGACCCTGGGCTTCACTCGTACCGAGACACAAGCCGACGGACGACGATGTCATCGACATCGTTGCTCCTCTCAGGCTTGTGGTGGTTACGAGGGTTTGCATGACAGCTCTCTGTGATCGCCACGGGGGCGGGTCAGGAAACGAATCGGTGGTTCCGGGTCGGGGCATGCAATGCCTCCGTCCAGGTCTGCACAAGGTACACCGGGCTCTCGGGCAAGCGCAACTATTTTTTTCGCCCCCGTGTCGTTTTTCCCTGAAGGGCTTTTTGAGGAAGTTCTTGTCTCACGGCCCTGATGTGATCCCAAAAGTCGCCCAAGAGTTCCTCGCTATCAGCTCCTCGAACGTGAAAACTTCAAGGAGTTTCAAGTGCATAGCCTTCAATTCCGAGTGGGATCAGTTCGTCGAAAATTGGGTGCCGATCCTCCACTCGTTCCTCATCGAGGCGCTCGGACCTTTCGGTCGAGAGCCACTCCCCATCATCACGCAGCTCTCGGACGGGGCCCACATGAGCGGGGCGACAGCCAGCTTCAACATGGGGACCGGACAGGTCCAGATCTGCCAGTCCGTTGAGGGCAACCCCGGTCAAACCCTTGAGAAGTTGACCCACGAGCTGGTCCATGGATCACTGGCTCAGTTCCCGAGCATCGACCCCTTTTACGACGAAGGGTTCGTCGACTACTCGACCTGGGTCCTCTGCCACGCCCCCATCTACGGGGAGCTTCGGGACCAAGCGGTAGCCGCCGCTGCCTACAACATATCCATGCGTCGAGAGAGGGCCATGCGGGACCTCTCCGACTATGACCGGAAGCGATGGGCCGGGGGTGTCTTCGTCAACTTCGCCTTCGGGCCCATGGTCCTGCACAAACTCCGAATGAAGAAGGCTGAGGGGGATTTCACATGGTGAACCTCCCGGTGTAGGGAGGGCATGAAGCTCACACGCAAGAAGTGGGAAGCCATGGCCAACCCCATAGACATGCTAGCCCTCGGAGCGGCGAAGAACTTCAAGGTCGCGTTGGCCTTCATGGAAGCCCGGCTCAAGGCACGAAGAAGCGAGCCCGTCACTGGGTACCGCACCCATCTCGGGTGGGCCGCACTGGACCTGTGGCATGCTAAACAAGAGGTAAACGTAGTCTACCTAAGGAACGCTCAGGAGCGGCTAATCAAAGCGTACCCAGACGAGCGTCAAGTGCAACTTAGGCTCTTGCGTAGGATGTGGTGAGGGTAAGTGCCAGACCCTACCCCACAGGACGATTACGGCGATCCAGACGCCCCAATCGACTTCAGGTTTAACTGGACTCACAGGGAGGAGGACTACATCACCGTCATCCGGTACCCACTACCTGAGACCGTGGTCACCTTAGGTTCGTCTGTCGACTCCATAGAGATGACCGTCGAGGTCAAACCTATCTACTACAAGACCCGGTTCGAGGTCATGGAGGACCTATGCCTGTGATGAGCAGGTTTGCCTTGGAGTTCTCCAACCCCAGTGAGCTTCACCTCCAACGGGAGATGTTTTCGTTCCTACATGAGGGCATTGTGAGAGGGGTTGTCCGCATCACTGAGGAGAACAACCTGAGTAGAGGGACTGTCACTTTGAACGTGGAGTTCGGAGGACCTCTAAACCTGGAAGCGTTTCGAGAGTTACTCGCTTGGGGGAGAAGGGTCCCCTTCATGGAAGCGAGCTGGGTCAATACCCCGGCTGTCCCCATGCGCACCCCGCGTTGGACCGTGCCAAGGGAGGTGGCACAGGAGGTGATGCAAGACTTTGAGAATTTCCACGGGGGTGCGCGAGAGCGGGATGTCGCAGAGATCGTCAGGTTGCTAGACATAGGTGCGGTGAGCAGGGAGGCTATGGCTCAAACTCTTGGGCTTGACGCCGAGTTGCTAAAGGCTCCATCCCCGCCACCCCCAGCCCCACACCTGACCCGGTTCGACCTGATCGGCTAGAGAAGCTGAAACCCCTCCCGCTCCGCTTCCGAGCCAGAAGATCTTTGCGCGTCCACGAGTCCATCCAACCGCCAGAGACCTTGCACCGAGCGAAACGCCGATGAAGCGTGACCATTTCCTCCAGGTTGTCCAAGCAGATGTCAGGCCAAATATCAAAGTAAATCGTGTGGTATTTCGTGCCCTTAGCCGGCTTCCAGTCGAAGATGTCGGCACAGATGATGTTGAGCTTGGGGGAATCGACCTTCACGAGGTCGATCACGTCCTGGTACTTCTCCACGACAGTGATGGAGGTCACCTTGGGGTCCTGAAGTAGTGGCCGGAGCACCATCCCGATACCGAGCCCGGCGATGAGCACGTCCCCACTTGCAGCACTGAGGAACTCGTAATTGGTCACCTTCTCCATACGGGTGTCGCTCATCATGAGCTGCCCCTTCACATAGAGCTGGACATAGTCCCCCGGAGGTACATAGATTCCTCGGTCACCTTTCGCCGCAGACCAGAACGCCGTGCGATGCGAGTCCTTCTCGGAGACTGTCACGTGCTTGACCTCCGCGACACCCTGCTTGCCCGGTTTGACGTGCTCGACCATGGGTTCGAACTTGGACATCCTTCAACCTCCAACCCGAATAACGCAGGATCGAAACTGATTCTGAACTCGGTTCAGAACTTCTCTCGTTGGGCGTTACTAGCTGTATGAAGACGAAACACCGAAACCCTGTCGCCATCGCCATGGCCCGTCGCTACGGCAAGACCACTCGCGTCATCAAGGACCGTCGGGCCCCTCGTGGAGGGAGCCGGAACAAGGTCCGAGAGATCCTCAAGGATGCTGAGTAATCTTGTTATCTCGGGCACCTTGTCAAAGAGAGGCCCTGCCCCATGACCATGATCTTGAGAGTCGCCAAGTCCCGAGTACTCGCTACTGAGTTCCCCAGGGTGATTCTTCAGGTAGGAGCGGACAAGTCAAATCATTCGGTCAAGGATGATGACGAGAAGCCGGATGCAGGGCCGATGGAACAACCGGACACCAAAGGTGTGACGACCACGATCGATCACAACTTGCGAGGTTTGAGCCTAAGCAGCCCGACTGCAAAAGGGGTGCGAGAACTCAAAAAGAAGATCGAGAGCGGGTCAGCAACACAGTCTGACGTGAAAAATACGATCGAAGATCTGGGCTTTGATCTCGCCAAACTTCAGTCCAAGAAGGACTCTACTTCAAAGAGAACTGTCAAGCAACTCAATGGGTTGGTTGAGTTTCTCAAGAGTAACAGCGTGAAAAAAGTGCTGAAGTAAGTTCTGTTGTCCGGCACCTAGTACTAGGAAGGTTCTGTCCCCATGACCATGATCTTGAGAGTCGCCAAGTCCAAAACGTCCGAAGATGATGACGACGACAAGCCAATGTCCAAGGACGAGAAGAAGGGTGAGTGGAACCTCTATCTCGACAAGGACAAGACCAAATGGAGATGGACCCTGGTCAACCCCAAGGGCGGGAGTGGTGCTTCCAGCGCAAACAGCAAGGGTGGAGCTATCGGGGCCGCCATTGGCCGTGGCGTGAGCGACACCATGGGCAAGGACAAAGTGTGGGTCATTGAACGCATCTGGGACGCGGGCAAAGGCGACTACGTGACCAAGAAGACCTACTGGGACGACATCAAGGAAGGGAAGTCCAGCGGTGGTGCGAGTCGAGATCACGATCGCTGATCGGGTCCGAGTAGTGTAGAAGGTGGCATGCCCACCCTGCTTCTCTCCTCTCGCTACACGCCAGACTCGAACATCCTGTGGAAAGCCGCCGCCGACTTGGGGTGGCAAATCGACCGGATGACCTTCGCCTCCGCCCTCCAATACACTGGGGGAAGCGATCTGGTCTTCTACGGAGAGACCTTGCTCGCCGACCTCTTTCGCGAGCACCTTGGGCTCAAGCTGATCGAACCCAAGCCTGATTGGCTCCCCTCACTACCTGAGGTGTACCTCCAACGGGACATCTTCCTGACCACCTTTAAGGAAGCTCTCAGTATCGACCAGCGCCTCTTTTTCAAACCAGCCGACGACAAGACCTTCCTCGCCGCCGTCTACACAAGCGGAGCCAAGCTTGAGGCCTGGAGTGTTGAGGATTGCGCCCCCATCCTAGTCTCCACTCCTGTCCTCTTCGAGGCCGAGTTCAGGGCTTTCGTCCTAGACCGGAAGATCGCCACCCTGTCCAGCTCCTACACCACAGACGAGCGGGACCCTAGTTCCTCCTCCTTTGACCCCAGAGACTTCCTAGAGATCCTTCTGGAGGATGTCACCGTAGACATCCCACCCGCTGTCGTGATCGATGTTGGTCACATCCGTGGACGGGGCTGGGCCGTCGTAGAGGCAAACCCCGCCTGGGCCTCGGGTCTCTACGACTGTGACCCCGTAGCCGTCCTCCAAGTGCTCCAGCGAGCTTGTGCGGGCACTCCAGAGGACGAGCGTTGGGTTCGCTAGACTAGACGTTTGATCGCCTCGAACTTCTCAGGTGAGACTCGTTTTAGTTCACTCGGACTCTCAACGTAGACTCGGAAGCTCTCAGCGAAATCCTCGACGTTTGGTTTAGACTCCGCATAGTCGGAGACAAACGGGGGTAAGCCCCAAGGTGGACCCCACAAGTCCACCCTCTCCTTCTCTTCAAGTGCATGCCCAAGTTCATGGGTGATATGCGACACCAAGACAGCCACTGAAGGTACCTTACCATTACGTAAGGTTAGAGCGAGTGTGCCACCCAAATCCCAGCTCGCATCCTCCGAACCACGAGGCTCACGAAACTGAACCTTACGTACTAGAGAGTCAAAAATCTTCTTTACTACAGGCTTCAGTTTCTTATACGCCGCTGACCATCCCTGCACATAAGCACCTGCACCTGGTAGATGATCTAAAGAGCCTTGGAAGATCACGCTCTTACCTGTCAACCGTGAGAAAGAAAGCCAAGCATCCGTGAACGAGACAGTATGTGTTTTACGAGGCTTCTTCGTCCCCTTGAGCTTCTCAATGTCCTCTTCAGGTACACCGCGAGACAACAAGAAATCGGGCAACTCCGCTACAGGAATTGTCTCAATGGTGCCCAAATCCAGGTCGTTTCGCAATGTACGCAAACGACGCACTGTGATGGGGTCTAACCCTTGAACGGCTGAGAGTCTCTCAACGTATTCCAACGTGAGTAGCTCTGTAGCCACACGATACTTGGCAACAACCCGAAGGAGCATACTACACTATGTCAACAAAAGAGATAGCAGTGGCATGAGGGCAAAATGTCAACGAGGGCAGGGGATGCCCCTTGACATGGTTCGCAAGGTACTCCTGGCCGGAGGTCACCCCCTCTCAGCATTCCCATCCTGCACCACCTAAAATTAAATTGCAAGATCCCGGTGTCAAAAAAGAATGGCCCCGAAACCTGAGTACCGATGGTGCGTCTACATTCTGCAATCCACAAGCACCACCAGCCTCTATACTGGAATCACAACCGACCCCATCAAGAGGGTCGCCGCCCACAACTCAGGCAAGGGAGCGAAGTTCACTCGTGGCAAAGGGCCGTGGAAAGTCGCGTACATGCACGGCCCTCTCACCCAAGGGGATGCTTTGAGGATGGAGCTGGAGATCAAGAAGCTCAGCCGGGAAGCCAAGCTCAAGTTGATCCAAAGCTCCTAGTGCGTCATCCCTGTTTCCCAGCACTGAGTGCCAGGGCGGACATAATCACCGCACTCCTCACACTCGTATGTTCCACCAGGACCACGACGGCGAGTATCAGACCCGCCACCGCTCTGGGACCCGCCACCGCTCTGGGACTTGTTGATCGTGCAGATGGCAACTCCGTTGCCGTGCCAGATGATCTTGCCGACCATCTCCGTCTTCTTCTGACCAGCCTTCGTGACCGTCAAAACGCTGTCCCCAGGCCCCACCCGTTCCGAGTTCACCAAAAGGCCCCAGTCCCCATCACGTAGCTTCTTGTAGGTCGCCTCCGCGACCGTACCAGCTACCCTAACCTCGGAAACCCTGTCCGCAAGCCCCATAAGAACTTGCGCGAGCTTCTCCCGGCTAGGGTTGACTTCCTCAAGAGAAGCCAGAAGGGTCCGTAGTTCAGTGGTGAGTTCCCGTGGGGAAGCTATCTTCTTCATACCCTACAGACGGGTATAAATAAATCCTCGTAAGAGGCTAGCTTCACTGGCTTACAGAGAATAGACAGAAAGTGACCTCAGCAGACCTGCCCGTGCGACCCACACGCGGATATGCTCCATGAGTGTACCAAACTACCCGGAGTGAAAGTCAAAGACTTCTATCAGAGAAAAACGAGCGGACAGCACTGTCATGCGTAGGAAATGCGAGCTTTGTAGCCAGGTCCTTCTGAGTATATAAAGTGATTTCCGTGACTTCCACGTCATGAGTTAGGGCCGATAGGTCTAGGTAATCAAGTCGTGGGGTGACTCCAAAGAACATCAGGTAGCCTGTGTCCGGGGTCTCAATGCCGTATAGTTGGATGTCCTCGGGGTCGATTTCGAGGCTTGTCTCCTCTCGGACCTCCCGAGCGCAAGCCACGTCCCAAGACTCTCCGATCTCCATGTAGCCGGCGGGCAGGTTGAGGAGCCCCTTGCTCGGCTCAAAGGCCCGACGCACCACAAGAAGACCTTCCCTCACAGGGACCAAAGCCGCTGTGACGGGGCGAGGGTGGTTGTGAGCCCACTTGCTACAAGCCCCACATACCTTGGGGTAGCTGACATCGCCGAATGGGTGCCCACAGAATGAACAGAAGGAGTCTCTCATTGTCGGAGACTACACCAGCTAGTCATCGGAGAGAGCCAGATCGAGAAGGAAAGAATCCTCAGCAGTCGGTAGTGCGTACTTGGGCTTTCTGACCCTCTGGAATGCCGCAACAAGCTGCTCAGACGGTGGGGGCGGGTTCTCCACCAGCTCCTCGATACGTTTGACCTCGGAGGGCTCCAGGACAACCTTGGATAGGACCTTGGCCTTGGGTAGAGGCTCCTCCCCTCGGAGGGCCTTCTCGACCCTGAGTCGGGCCCTTTGCACGTACGGCTCATGCTTGTCCATGCCGATGAACTGGACGCCCTCCAGAACGGCTGCCACAGCCGTTGTCCCCGAGCCCACGTAGGGATCGAGCACGATAGCCCCCGGTGGAGTCACGAGCCGGACCAAGTACCGCATGAGAGCCACTGGCTTAACTGTCGGGTGGGCCTCAACCTCTGTGTCAAGCCTCTTCTCCGCCGGCCCTGCCTTGGCTTGATAGATGAAGGACGCATCTGGGTCGAACTGAGCAAAGAAGCGGGAAGCCCCTCCTGTGTCTGCAACTACAGTCCGAGTGCTACCGTTGCCCCCATGGTACCCCATGGATGCCATGCCTTCCTTGATCTGACCGGCATTCGTCTTCAACTCACCGCTCTGCTCATCCAACTCCTTAATTGGGCAACCTTCTGCACAATCATAAGTTGTCTCTTCTTGCTCGAACTGAGCAAAGAAACGGGAAGCCCCTCCCGAGTCCCCATGGTGGGGGCCAGATAACTTCTTCCCCATAAAGTCTTTTCCGCTGTACGTCGTGCTCTCTTTACCCTCGGGTCGTTCCACACATGAAGTCGTGCTCATGCCGCCTTTAAGGAACCCGCTCTGCTCATCCAACACCTTGGCGGGACAACCCTCAACGCACTCGTACACGGGCTGCTCTTCTTGCTCGAACTGCGCAAAGAAGCGAGATGCCCCGCCAGTGTCACGGTACATCCCATTATCTATCCAACGCTCACCGCTGTTTTGAAGCCCTTTTGTTTGAGACGCACTTTTCCCAGTACCCCAAGCAGGCTGTAGATCACCGCTCTGCTCGTCCAACACCTTCGCGGGACAGCCCTCAACGCACTCGTAGACAGAGACGTTCTCTTGACCGTTCGCGTCCCCTGTCGGTGTGCTCGTGAATTCGTGACCCGCGCCTTCACCAAAAGGCTTCATTCCATCATCGAAGCGATTGATGACGGGAGCCTTCACCTTCTTGGTGCCGATGACCTTGCAGCCCTCAGCGTGAACAAGGATGAGGTTGGCTGGCCATCTCCCACCTTGGTGGTTCGTAGGTACAAAGCTCTTACCCGGAGCGAACATACCAGCCGCTACGTCAGTACGCTCATCGCCCTCTAACTTACTGTCTCGACCTTGAAGACCAGGGCGTACGTGATCCCCAGTGCCACCGACACGACACGCATCAATGTTGATCGCCCCTGTACCTGTCTTGAGGATTTGGTCCGCTACAGACTTCTCTGAGAGAGGTTTGCGGAACATGATGATAGGCTCCCACGCTGGCTTGAGAGCGGTACCATAACCATCCCACTTCTTCGCTTCCTCAGACCCAGGCTCGGTCACATCAATGTCGATCGCTACCTGCTTAGCCCCGACCCCATACGCCCCAACACCCTTACCGCCATCCTCAGTCGTCTGTCGAACCTCCCGACCATTGACGATGTCGTTGAGGTTCTCTCCTCCTACGCCCTTCTTGGTACCTACCACCTTACGTGTCGCACCGAGCTTGCGATCGATGGCTTTACTCACGTTCAAACTTTTGGGGAAGCCCTGCCCATTTTGCCATTGCATGACGCTAGGACCAAACTGAGCCGCTACCGTGTCTCGGTTCTCAAAGCCAGCCATTCGGATCCCCATCGACATGATGTCGAAGGTACGTGTCCCGGCAAAAGCGAGAAGGTACCCACCTGGCTTGAGTACCCGGAAGCACTCCTTCCAAATAGCCACGGAAGGAGTGCTTCCGGGTACTCAAGCCAGGTG